GAAGCGTTTGTATCTTTTGCAGGGGCTGACAAACAAGAAGTAAAGAGAAAAGTTGGTGAGAGATGGACTGATGAAAATGGTAAGTCTTGGGAGCAGCATTCTGGTGGCAAAATAGAAGTTTCGGAATTGGGAGATATAATGGCTGAAACAAGAGCTTACTTAGCTGCATTAAATACATGCAAAGGTGAAAATTGTAAAACAATTAAATTAAGTAGACATGATAAAAAGTTAGTATCTAAAACTGGATATTGTTTGGCTTGTTTAGTTAAAAAAGAAGCTCAAATTAAAATTGACGGATTATGGGAAGCATACGAAGATTATAAAATATATAGTAATATGATTTCTTATGGTAAAGATATTATATCACAATTTCAGCAAGCTTACAATGATGCTAAACAAACATACGAAGTTGTAAACGAAGATGGTACTATTGAAAAGTGGAGTATGGAAAGAGATGTAAATGAATTAAAAGCAGAAATACTTGCCGATATTACAAAGTTTGAAGAAGAAATTCAATTAGCTACTAAATTACGAAATGATGCGTGGGAAAAACTAAAGGATAAAAATTACGATTTAGTTAGACCTCTTAACGATTAAGATACATGAGTACCGGTATAACACAAAAGAAATCTCTAAAAGAGATTATAGCAGATGAATACAAAAAGTGTGCGGTAGACCCAATTCACTTTATGAAAAAGTATTGTATGATTCAGCATCCGGTGAGAGGTAAAATACCTTTTCACCTTTTCCCATTTCAGGAAAGTACCCTAACACAATTTGCAGGAAATCGATTTAACATAGTTCTAAAATCACGTCAAACTGGTATTTCAACACTATCAGCTGGATATGCATTATGGAGAATGTTATTCAATAGTGATTTTAACGTATTGGTTATTGCAACTAAGCAAGATGTAGCAAAGAACTTAGTAACTAAGGTTAGAGTAATGCATGAATTACTTCCTAGTTGGCTTAAAGGAGGTTCTTTGGAAGATAACAAACTTTCACTTAAACTACAAAATGGTTCTCAAATTAAGGCTATTGCTTCATCTCCTGATGCAGGACGTTCGGAAGCATTATCACTTCTTATATTTGATGAGGCCGCCTTCATTGGTGATATTGATGAGATTTGGACATCTGCACAATCAACACTATCTACGGGTGGTAGTTGTATAGCACTTTCTACTCCAAATGGTGTGGGTAATTGGTTTCATAAAACTTGGTTAAGTGCGGAAGAAGGTACTAACCCATTCAACACAATCAGATTACATTGGACCGTGCACCCTGAAAGAGGAGAAGCTTGGAGGGATGAGCAAGAAAAACTATTAGGTGCAAAGAAAGCAGCACAGGAATGTGATTGTGACTTTGTATCTTCTGGTGATACTGTTATCGATCCTGAATTATTAATGTTTTATAAAGAAACATTTTGTCAAGACCCAATGGAAAAAACTGGGTTTGATGGAAACCTATGGAGATGGGAGTATCCAACGCCAGGTGGTTCTTATATGGTTATTGCGGACGTAGCAAGAGGAGATGGTTCGGATTATTCCGCAGCTCATGTTATGGAAATAAACACTTGTACACAGGTTGCCGAATATAAAGGTAAGGTGGATACAAAAGATTTTGGAAACTTCTTAGTTGAATTATCTACACAATATAATGATGCACTACTTGTAATAGAGAATGCAAACATTGGTTGGGCAGCTATTCAGCAAGTAATTGATAGACAATATAAAAACTTATTCTATATGAGTAAGGATTTAAAGTATGTAGATGTTGAAAACCAAATGAGAAATAAATATAGAGCGGATGAAAGGCAGATGGTAGCTGGATTTTCTACCACTTCTAAAACTAGACCGCTTATTGTATCTAAATTAGATGAATATTTTAGAGAAAAAGCAGTAACAGTTCGTTCAAATCGTTTGATAGATGAATTATTTACTTTTATATTTATCAATGGTAGAGCGGAAGCAATGAAAAGTTATAATGATGACTTGGTAATGGCATTTTGTATTGGGTTATGGGTTAGAGATACTGCACTTAGATTAAAACAGGAAGGTATTGATTTAACTAAAAGGGCTATGGGAGGTATATCATCAAACATGCAACACTCTGGTGTATATGGTGGAAGTAATATGGACGATAACCCTTGGAAAATGCAAATTGGTGATACTATGGAGGACTTAACTCAATGGTTGTAGGGTTTTGATAAATTACGATATTTATGTTATATAATGTCAAAATAGAAATTCTATGATTAGATTAGCAAATATCTTAAATGAAGATGAATATGTAGATAATGCATATTCTATGGGGGATACTCCACAAGACAATCCAATTGATGATTATGATGAATTGGATGTTGAGCAAGAAGATATGGATGATTTTATAGCATATCTTAAATCTTACTCAAACGAACTAACTGAAGCTAATTGCCCTTGTGTATTCGAAGCAGAATATCAGGGTAGAGAAGTTAAATTAGGTAAACCAACACAAGGTGATGTTAAAAAATTTAAGGTATATGTAAAAAATCCAAAGACTGGAAAAGTAATTAAAGTGAATTTTGGTGAAAAGGGAGCAAAAATTAAAAAATCAAACCCAGAAAGAAGAAAATCTTTCAGAGCAAGACACAATTGTGAAAATCCTGGTCCTAGAACAAAAGCAAGATATTGGTCTTGTAGAAAATGGTAAAATAAATTATGGCAGAAGAACAACAATTAGACGATAGGAGTTTCTTTGGTAGACTTAAAAAATTATTCGCAACCAATGCAATTGTAACAGTTGATAAGGATGGTAAACGAAAAGTTGTAGATACCGAAGACCGTCAGCATAATACAAACTTTGTAAATCTTAGAGATAGATACACTAAATTACAAAGGTCTTATTATGAAACCAGTCAAGGTGCACAATCAATGGCATATCATCAAGTTCGTAGAGAACTTTTTAGAGATTATGATGCTATGGATAGTGACCCGATTATATCATCTGCATTAGATATATATGCGGATGAATCTACTACAAAGAATGAATATGGTGATGTTATTCAAATCAAATCTACAAACGAAAACGTAAGGGAATTATTACATAATTTATTCTATGATATAATGAACATAGAATTTAATTTATGGCCTTGGGTTAGAAACTTAGTAAAATATGGAGATGCTTTCTTAGCATTAGAAATTGCAGAAGGTAAGGGTGTTATAAATTGTATGCCACATTCAACATATAATGTTGAGAGATTGGAAGGTACTGACCCTAACAATGCAAATTACGTTAAGTATAAGGTTGAAATGGACCGTTTTGGTAAAAAAGAATATGAGCAGTATGAAATGGCTCATTTCCGTATGTTATCAGACACAAACTTCTTACCTTATGGTAAATCAATGGTAGAAGGTGCTAGAAGAATTTGGAAACAATTATCACTTATGGAAGATGCGATGTTAATCCATCGTATTATGAGAGCACCTGAAAAAAGAATCTTTAAAATTGATATTGGTAATATTCCACCGGTAGAAGTTGATAACTACATGCAAAAGATTATTAACAAAATGAAGAAAACTCCATTTGTTAATAAAGATACTGGTGATTACAACTTAAAATACAACATACAAAACCTTACGGAAGACTTTTTCTTACCTGTTCGTGGTAGTGATAGCGGTACAAATATTGAAAACCTACAAGGTTTAGAATATGCGGCTATTGAAGATATTGAGTACTTAAGAGGTAAATTATTTGCAGCATTAAGAGTACCAAAGGCTTACTTATCTTATGATGAGAATGTTAATGGTAAAGCTACTCTAGCAGCAGAAGATGTTCGTTTCGCAAGAACTATTGAAAGAATTCAAAGAACAGTTGTTAGTGAATTAACTAAAATAGCAATTGTACACTTAGCAGCACAAGGTATCGAAGATTCAGAAATGACAAACTTTGAATTAACCCTAACTAACGCTTCTACGATTTATGAGCAAGAGAAGGTTAATTTATGGAGTGAGAAGGTAAGATTGGCAAGTGATGCAAAAGCACTTAATATGTTATCATCGGATTGGGCTTACCATAATATATTTGGATTATCACAAGATGAGGTTGACATTGAAAGAGCTAAAGTAATCTTAGACCTTAAAGATAGATTTAGACACACATCAATCGAACAGCAAGGACAAGACCCAGCAAATCCACCACAACCTCAAAATGTAGAAGAAGAAATCGGTAAATTAAAAACTGAAATCGAATTAAATAGAGGAGTTGGAAGACCAAAAGAGGGTAATACTTATGGTAAAGATAAGCATCCGTATGGTAGAGACCCATTGGGAGATATGGAAAATCATAAGGAGAGAAAGAGAGATGACAGGAACTTAAATGCTAACGCAAAAAAGTTAGCAAGAGAATATATCAACGGAATTTCAGCGAAAAAGAAGATTTTGAGCGAAAAAACTGATATGTTGGATGAAAAAAACCTATTAGATGACACTAAAATTTAATAAAGAAAAATTTGTTTATATTTATATGTGTTAGTTTATAGGTAGATTAAATATAGGGTAATTAAATGAAAAAAATTAAACATTCCAAGTTTAAGAACACTGGGGTGTTATTTGAATTATTAGTAAGACAAATAACATTAGAAGTTCTTAATGGCGATAAGACTGAAAACGCTAAAAACATCGTAAGAGAATTCTTTGGTCCAAACACAGAGTTAAACAAAGAATTACGTCTATATGATATATTGTTAAAGGAGAAGTATAGTTCCGAAACAAAAGCAGATAGACTGGTAGAAACAGTATGTGATGCACATGCTAAATTAAATCAATCGGCATTATCAAAGGAGAAATTTAATCTTATTAAAGAGGTTTCTGCTAAATTTGATATTGAACAATTCCTTTCATCACCTATAACTAACTATAAAGTTTTAGCATCAATATATAAAGTATTTGAATCT